CGGAATCAACAAACGATAAAACGGCGGCGCGGCGGTGTTGTCCTCGGGCAGTCCTTCGGCACGGTTACCTCAAAATCGGCATGGAGTGCCGCCGACATCGCCGACCGCCTGCAGGCATCCCGCCAAAGACTGGCGGGCGTGCAGATTGAAACGGGCTCATGGCATAAGTGTTTTGCCAGCTACAACCGCCCGCACAGCTTCTTCTACCTCGACCCGCCATACTGGCAGACCGCAGGATACGGCGGTAGTTTCGAGTGGGCGCAGTACGAAAAGCTGGCCGAAACCATGGCTGATGCGCAGGGTAAAGCTATGCTCTCCATCAATGACCACCCCGACATCCGCGCCCTCTTCAAAGATTTCAGCACCACCCACCTCGAACTGGCATACAGCATCAACCACGACAAAACGCAAAAGACCAGCGGCGAGCTGGTCATCTGCAACTGGTAGACGGACAGGCTGGAAAAGCCCCTCAGTACGCCTGCCGCTCGCAGGGCTGAAAAGCTTATGACACAGTATCCCGACAATTTTTCCGAAAGAGGTAAGACATGGCTCAAGCCAACCGCCATCACGGCGTCACCACAACCGAAAGCACCGAAGGCGTCCGCTATATCTCCGACATTTCCACCGCCGTTATCGGCATGGTATGCACCGCCGATGATGCCGATACCGCCGCTTTTCCGCTGAACAAACCCGTCTTCTATGCCTCGGCCGCCGAGGTTATCGGCAAGGCGGGCAACAAGGGCACGCTGGCCAAATCGCTGGACGGCATCATCGACCAGGCGGACGCACAGATTGTGATAGTGCGCGTGCCGCACGATGCGAACGCCGATGCGCTCAAAGCCAACGTTATCGGCACGAACAGCGGCGGCGTGTCCACCGGCATCCAAGCGCTGCGCCGCGCCAAATCCGCCTGCGGCTTTGTGCCGAAGATTCTCGGCGCGCCGGAATTGGACAGTCAGGCCGTTGCCGCCGAACTGGTCGGCGTGGCGCAGGACACCCGCGCCTTTGTATACGCATCAGCAGGCGGTGCGGCCGACCTGGACGAAGTCAAAGCCTACCGCGCCAACTTCGGCCAGCGCGAAATCATGCTGGTGGACAACGAGTTCACCACCTTCGATCCGGTATCGAAAACCGAGGTCAAAGCCGCCACCATTGCCCGCATTCTCGGCCTGCGTGCCAAACTCGACCAGCAAATCGGCTGGCACAAATCCATTTCCAACGGCCTGATTAACGGCGTCACCGGGCTGCAATACGCCCGCAGCTTCGATTTGCTAGACAAAAACTGTGAGGCAAACGTCCTCAATAACAACGAAATCACTACCCTGATCCGCGAGGACGGCTTCCGCGTTTGGGGTAACCGCACCTGTTCGGAAGACCCGCTGACAGCGTTTGAAGTCGCGGTGCGCAGCGCCCNCCTGCGCTACGCCCGCAGCTTCGACTTGCTCGACAAAAATTGCGAGGCCAACGTCCTCAACAACAACGACATCACCACCCTGGTTCGTGAAGACGGCTTCCGCGTGTGGGGCAACCGCACCTGTTCGGCCGACCCGATGATGGCGTTTGAAGTAGCAGTGCGCAGCGCCCAAGTCATTCAGGAGACCATCGCGTCGTTCTTCCTGTGGGCGATGGACAAGACGATGAGCATGGGACTGCTGCAAGACATCATCATGGGTGTGAATGCCAAGCTGGCCGAATACGTCGGCCAAGGCCGCATCCTCGGCGCCCGCGTCTTTATCTCCGATAAGAAAGTAACCGCTGAAGCCATCGGTGCGGGCATCTTTGGCATCGATTACGAATGGACTTATGTGCCGCCGCTGGAAAACCTGCAATTCCACCAGCACAACACCGGCACATTCTTCGTCAACTTGGCGGAAAAAGCCGTCGAGTTCGGCCGCACCCTCAAACCGTCCACCATCTGAGAGGCTGACACATGAACAAACTCCCCCGCGTGCTCAAAGGCTTCAACGCCTTTATCAACGGCGACAACCAGCACGGCGTGCTGGTGGAAATCACCCGTCCGAAAATCGCCCGCAAAACCGAGGACTACACCCCGGGCGGCGGCATGGGCGAAATGACCATCGTCCACGGCTTTGAAAAACTGGAGCTGGAAATCACCAGCAAGGGCTACGACGCCGACATCCTGCGGCAGATGCAGTCATCCGCCATCAGCGGCACGCTCATCCGCTATCAGGGTGCCTTGCAGCAGGAAGACGGCACGGCCTATCAGACACTGCAAGGCGAAGCACGCGGCCGCATCATCGAAGCCGACCCGGGCGGCGACAAGCAGGGCGAGGGCGGCGAGCACAAATTCAAAATCGCGCTCACCTACTGGAAAGAAACGCTGGACGGCGAAGACGTTGTCGAAATCGACATGCGCAACAACGTCGCCAAGTTCGGCGGCAAAGACGAGCGCGCCGGACTGCGTGCCGCGCTGGGCATCTGAATACTGAAGCAAAGGAAACGACATGGCCGAAGCCAATATCCGCATCAACCCCGACAACACCGTCACCGCCACCCTGTCCGACGGCAAAAGCTACGTTCTGCGCGAGCCGCGCGCCAAAGATATGGACGGCCTCTCGCAGGACTTAATCAAAATCAAGCACACCGATCAGGTGCAAAAGCTGCTGGCAAAAATCAGCACGCCGCCGGTCACCCGTGCCGTCTACGGCAATCTGAGCATGGCGGATGCCGACGTGTTCAACACCTGCCTGAATTTTTTTTCAGCGCCGCCTTCGGCGAAAGCCGAGATGCGTTCTGCCTTGGCGGAGCTGGGCTACCTGTCGGACTCCGAATCCGCGCCCGCGACGCAGGCAGAATCCTAGACGCCGAAGAAAGCCTGTACGGCCTGGCCGAGGAAGAGGAGTTGCAATTCTTCAACCGGACGGAAGACTGCGCCGCACAATGCGCCTTGGTTTTCGGCGGCGGCATAGGGCAATGGCGGGATTATCCGCTGCTCGAGCTGCTGCGCTGGACAGACCGCGCCTACCGCGCCGCCACGCAGGAAGAAGACAAATAGGAAAGCCGCCTGCAATCGGAATGCAGGCGGCTTGTGTTTTTCAGACGGTCTAAGGCAGCACGAAGAAAAGAAAAAACAAGGCAATCAGCGCAACGGCAAAAGCGGCCAGCCAGACCATGCCTTCGATACCGGCCTGCGCGGCCTGCAAATCATCGTATTTGTGCATCTCAAGCTCCTGCGGGATAGATTATGGATTTGGTACAAAAGATTATCATCAAGGCCACCGACAAGGCAAGCGCGGCCATGCAGCGCGTGCGCGCCAACAGCACAGGTTTGGCCGGAGCCTTGGACAAGACCAACAAAGAGCTGAAAAAGCTGGAAGGGGCGGAAAAAAAGCTGGCAGCCTACCCCGGTTTGAAACAAAAGCTGTCCGAAACCAAGCAGGCATTCCGCGACAACCAGCGGCAGCAACAGGCGCTGCGTGAGGAAATGCGCAAAAGCGGCACGGCCACCCGCGCACAGGAGCGGGAACTGTCGCGCCTGCAAATGCAGGGACACAGGCTGCGCGACAGCTTTTTCAAACAGGCGGGCAGTATCCGCGAGCACGCCGCCGCCCTGCGCAAAAGCGGGGTCGATACCCGCAATCTGGCCGACGGGCAGCAGCTGTTGAAAAACAGAATGGAGCAGGTGTCCGCCACCGCCGTCAGACAAAAAGCCGCCTTGGAGCGGCTGGCGGCAGCGGAAGGGCGTATGAAATCGGCCGGAGCAATGGCGGGCACAATCGGCCTGAAAGCGGCGGGATACGGCTTGTTTGCCCGTCAGGTCGGCAGGGGTTTGAGCCATCCGGTGAAAGCGGCGATGGACGAAGAAGACGCCATGCTCGGCATCGTCAAGCAGGTGCAGGGGCTGAAGAATGCCGACAACAGCCTCAACCATGCGGAAATCGCCAAAGTCCGCACTGAAATACAGGGATTGAGCCGCGAGCTGCCCGTCGCCACCACCGAAATCATGGCGATGTACGAAGCGGGAGCGCGGATGGATGTGCCGCGCCAAGAGCTGGCGGGCTACGTCAAAACCGCCGCCATCGCCGCCACGGCCTTCGATGCCGAAGACATGGGCACTTTGGCGGAAAACCTCGGCCGCATCAATAAAAACTTCAAACTCAGCGCCGAACAGGGGCGCGAACTGGCCGACGTAATCAACTATTTGGACGACAACTCCCTATCTAAAGGTGCGGAGCTTATCGAGTACATGAACCGCGTTTCCGGCTCGATGGGACTGGCGAAAATCAGCGACAAAAACACCGCCGCCCTCGGCTCTACCCTGCTTTCCTCCGGCGTGGACGAATCCACCGCCGCCAATGCCGTCTCTTCCCTCTTTACCCGCCTATCCACCGCGCCCGACATGAAGCCGGTGCGCGAAGCCCTCAAAGGCTTGGGGATGGATGCCAAGGCCGTGCAGAAAGGCATGGTGACCGACGCCAATGCCACGGTGATGAAAATCATCGAAGCCGTGAAGAAAATGCCCAAAGAAAAGCAGGCCGGTTTTCTCAAAGATTTGGCGGGCGGCGAGTACAACAAAGTGTTCGCCACGCTGGTTTCCAACACCGAAGAATGGCGGCGGCAGCTGGAACTCGCCAACAGCGAAGCGGCCAAAGGCAGCATGGCACGGGAATTTGAAACGCGCGCCGGGGCGATGTCGAGCAAGTGGCAGGAGTTTAAAAACCAGTTGTTCAATACCGGGGCGGAATTGGGGATGACGCTGATGCCCGCCATCAACGAACTGCTGGACAAGGGCAGCCGCTGGCTGTCGGTAATCGGCGCATGGGTCAAGGAAAACCCTCAGCTGGCGCAGGGGCTGATGAAAGCCGCTGCCGTCGTCGGTGTGCTGGCTGCCGCATTTGCCGCTATCGGTTTTGCCGTATCGGGCGTGCTGATGCCGATGGCCGCCATGCGCTGGGCGTGGGTGAAGCTCACGCTCGACCTCGGCGGCGGCACGAAAAGCATCGGCCTGTTTGCCCGTATGTTCGGCGGACTGGGCGGCATCCTGCGCACGGGTATCGGCTGGCTGACCGGTTTGGGACGCGCCTTCTTGTGGGTCGGCCGCCTGTTTCTTACCAATCCGATACTGCTGGCCATCGCGGCCGTTGTCGGCGGGCTGTATCTGCTGTGGAAACACTGGGATACGGTGAAAGCCGCGCTGGTGGCGGGCTGGCAGTGGATAGACCGCACCTTCTCGGAAAATCCCATCCTCAACTTTGTCTTTTTGCCCATCGGCATGATGCGCCTGCTGGTCAATAACTGGGATACGGTCGTCGGCGTCTTGAAAGCGGGCTGGGAATGGCTGAAAAATACCTTGGCCGACAATCCGCTGGTAAGGGCGTTCAGAGAGCCGGGCGGCATTCTCGACCGCCTGCGCGGGAGCTGGGAGCAATTCAAGGATTTGCTCACACGGGGATGGGAGTGGCTGAAAAACATCCTGCGCGACAACCCGCTGCTGGCCGCGTTTGCGGGGCCGCTGGGCATACTCGCTTCGCTGATTGCCAATATAGACAGGCTGATTGCCAAAGCGGGCGCGCTGAAGGAGGCATTTAAAAACCTGAACATCGGCGAGCGCATCAACGCCCCCTTCCGTTCCATCGGCCGCGTGTTCGACGGCAAGGGCTTTTCGGGCGGCGGCTACACCGGCGCGGGCGGCGTGAATGAAATAGCGGGTGCCGTCCACCGTGGCGAAGTCGTCTTTT